AGGAGAGGCACGATACGACCTGTTGTGGATGAAAACGGGAAGGTGCTGTATTTCATAAATAAAAAAGGCAGACGGATTGACCCGCTGAAATTAATTTAACCCGATTTTTTCGTATCTTTGCCCTGACCGCCCGGTCATTAGGCGAATCGCCATACAAAGGATAAAATCGAATTGATATGGCTCAAAATATAATATTCAGAGTTGTTGCCGACACTCAGCCAGCAGTGGACGGGATGAACAAACTCGGCAACGCTACCGACAAGACCAAGAAGGAAGTATCAGGGTTGGATGATGCGTTGGGTAAAATCGGAGGCATGTTGGCTGGGGCATTTGCGGTCGATAAATTGATTGCATTTGGTAAAGAGGTAATGAATGTCACCAAGCAATTCGAAAGCATTCAGATTCGCCTTAACTCGATTGCAGGCGGTGCTGTTGAGGGTCAGAAAGCAATGGATGATTTGCGTTTGTTGGCGAATAAACTCGGAATGGAGTTTAAGGGGTTGGCAGAAGAATACACAAAGTTTGTCGGTGCTGCGAAAGCGTCTGGAATGGAAGTTGCCAAAGCGGATAAGATATTCAAATCCATGTCAATCGCTATTGCAGGGTCTGGGGCAAATGCTGAGGTAGCAGGCAGAGCCATGACAGCGTTGACCCAGATGATTGGTAAGGGCAAAATCAGTGCGGAAGAATTGAGGGGACAACTTGGGGAGGCATTACCATCCGCTATGGGCATAATGGCAAAATCCTTAGGCGTAACAACTCAGGAACTTGACAAGATGATGGCATCAGGTCAGTTGATGGCTGACGAGGTGTTGCCAAAATTTGCATCCGAAATGGAAAAGGCGTTTGGAGGTGATGCAGAAAAATTAGCCGAGGGTTTGCAAGGTAGTCTAAACCGACTAAGCAACGCATGGGATAACTTCATGCTGAACTTAGGCGAATCAGCACCAATAGGCGGTGCTGTAAATGCTGTGACCGCATTAATCAATGCAGTTGATAGGGGCGTTCAGGTTTTAAAAAACGGAACGACTGAAACCTATTTAGCAGGCAAAAAAACCGAGCAGACATTACAGGCTCAGGCGGTCATAAAGGATATAAATCAAAAACTCGATGAGAAACAACTAACGACCGACCAGAAGAAAGAAGCGTTGAATAAAATGTTGGAGGCTTCTCAAAAAGCGGAAAACAAATTGTTAGTTGAAAGGTATAATCTACGCAAGGTAATAGACAGAGGCGGTGGCGATTTGTATTCAAACAGACGCAGGATGTTTGATTTATTTGAATTGACGCAAAAGCAACAAGTTTATACGGATGCCATCAAATCCGAATTACAAGTGTTGGAAACAGAGGGGGAGGCAAAGAAAAAGGCGACTCAACTTACCGACGCTCAGATAAAGGCAATTGAACGGGAACGCCTTGAAAGAATAAAATTAAAGCGGGAAATGGAAAAAGCCTTGAAAGATATTTTCACGGTTGATTTTGAAAAACCAGTTCAAGACCCAAACTTTGTTGGTGCGCCAACAATGGGAGATGAAACATATTTCCAACGCAAAGCAAGACAAAGACAGGCAGATGCGAAGGACAAAGAGACCCAATTAAAAGAAATGCGCAAGTGGCAGGGGATATTTGAAACCGAGCAGGGAAAAGCGTTTGCAAATGAATTATCTGAATTAGACCTCAAGCATCGGATGGGCAAAATTAAAGAGGAACAATACCTACAAGACTTGCTTGCCCTACGCAAAAAGTACGGGATGGATGTTGGCGATGTTGAAAAAAATATTGCCATAAGCGATGTCGATAAAAAGAAAATACAAAAACAACAAATAACTAAATTAGCAGGCGAAACAGCGGAGGGCGTTACCAATACTATATTAGCGTATAAGCAAAGGGAGATAGACGGGGAGAGGGATATGGTCGAGAAGCAACGGCAGGCAGGATTGATTAGTGAAGAGCAGTACGACCAACAGATGAGAGCGATTAAACGAAAGCAAGCCATTGCAGACCGAATCGCTGCGATTGCTCAGATTGCGATTAACACAGCGATAGCATTGACCAACCCGACCAACATAGCATCATTCGGGGCAATATCGCCTTTCATCATCGCCTCAGGTGCAATCCAAGCCGGTATTGTCCTCGCCCAGCCTCTTCCGTACAACAAAGGAACGAAACGAGTCCCAATGATGCGAGGTGCGGTGCGTGGTCGTGATTCTGTTCACGCTATCCTAACTCCAGACGAGCGTGTCGTACCGGCTGATATCAATATGCAACCGGGTTATTCTGCTTTACTTGATTTGGCTCAAGACAAAAAGATTAGCGACAAAGAGGCTGGATTCTTAGCAGAGTTGGCTACCTCAGGAATGAGGCGAACAGGCACGCAACAAAGCATCGACCCTGATGTAATAGGGAAAGCAATAGCCAAACACATTCCGCATACGAATGTTGCAATTAACGACCGAGGCATTGCGGTAATAACCGAGCGAAGCCAAACAGAGATACGCAGACTTAGGAGGAGGATAGGCTGATATGTTACAGGTCAAGATAAACGGACAACCGATAACGGGCAGGATTGAGGGACTCGAGGACTTCACGCTGAATTATTCGAGGGATTCCGAAACTGGTCGGACGCAAAAGAGTTATACGAATCAGTTGAAGTTCTACGATGATGCGTTTAACATAATTTACCCCTTGATGGTAGCCAACCCAAACGGGTTGAATCAATCTGCTAATGTCGAGGTATGGGATGACTGCTGTAATGCCCCCGTATATCGAGACCTTATCATTCGTGGCGATATGGTGGACTTTTGTACGGGAGATTGCTTCGTAACGGCACGATTGACCCGACAAGACCCAGACGAGTTGATTTATCAGTGTTTGAATAAAAATGAGATAAGTTCGAATCGGAATGGGTATTTCAATTATCCATACACCGACCCGATAACAGGTCAGACTAATGCAAATCCACGATTCCCCCTCGTTGTATATTGTAACGAGTTACGCCCGAACTGGTTGATGGCGGTGCTGCTCAGTATCGTTTTTTTTAACCTTTATATTGGAATTACTTTTATCGGATTCATCATTCCTGTTATTGCAGTAATTATTATCAATTTATTTTTAATATGCTCGGCTTTACGAGGAATAGAAAATATAATTAACTCACTACTTCCCGGCAACCCCGTTAATATTACTCCGCCTTTCTGCGACCAGACTATACAAGACCCTTTATTTATTGTTCAGGAGGCAAAAAAATTTGTTGATAGGATTATTGAGAACTTCATCGGGTGCGGTCGTAAACATCCTACCCCGTTATATCGGCAATATGTCGAAAATGCTTGTCAGATATGCGGAATCAACCAATTCAACTCATCAATCCTAAACGACCCAAACAGCGAATACTACAACGCCTTATACTTCAACGCCCCAGCCGATGCAGGCAGTCGTTCCGCAGTTGGATATATTAGCGAGAACAGACCGACCGCCACGATGTCCGCTTGGCTTGATATGATTGCGAAAGATTTCAACGCCCGTTGGTGGATTAGTCAGAACCAATTATACTTTGAGCGTAAAGATTACTTTCTGAACCAACCTGTTATTTATGACGCTTCGATAAACCAAGAAACGGGCGATATATTAGAGGGCGTTTGCTTCACCTACAACGAGGGCAAGTTATTCTCATCAATCAAAGTTGAAGCAACAATGGACGCTCTGGACGATGTAGGCAACGAGGATAGGAATAGATATACGGTTTATTTCGATTACGGCTCAAATCCGAATTGGGAAGGGGCAAACAAGAAGCAATTATCTTACTCCCCAAGCCGTTATCGTAACGATGGTGTCGAGGCGGATATATTAACATTTTATAGCACATTGCCACTTGCTAATTTTTTATTCTTGGGCAACTTCGCACAATACTCCCGTGCCTTGCTTATGGCGAAAGGCACTGCGTCAAATCCAAAGATGTTAATTTGGGACGGGCAGAGTTATACGGACGCCACGATTAAAATATACAACGGCGTTCAGAATATGCCTGCAATGGTTAATTCAGGGCAGTCAGATTTATACGATAAATTCCACCGCATTGACGACCCAAACATTAATCCATTCCGATTCTGGAATGCTGAATTGACCGTCAGAGCCAACTGCCAACTCGTACAGCAACTAGATGTAAACAGAACCGTCAGACTACGCACACCATACGGGGCGATTGTTAACGCCCGAATCAATCAAATCAATGCTAATCTTGGCGAAAGAACTATTCAATTTACTTGTGAATTTTAATTATGGCAAATAATCAAACTATCACTGTCGGCATTGACCGCAACTGGAACATAAACTTCGGCAACCTATGCGATGGCGACACGGTCGAATTAAGGCTATGTAACTATGACGGAGGCACGCATACTGGCACGCTTCGTATTTGTGGGTGCGAGGCGTTCACATTTACACCGACTACATTTACGCTATCGGCTTGCGAATGTATCACGATAACAGGCACATTCAATGGCAATGGTTATCCGGGCGTTGGTAACTGCTTTATCGAGGTTGATTTCAACAACAGAAAGAGTTCAATCAACCTGAACTGGAACGAGGTATATTGCGACATTCAGCCACTATCTTGGACATTTGCCGACCTGAACAACTCGGTCGTACTCGAATCAAGGACATTCAATGCCGAGTGCGACACAACCGATAACTACGCATTTGCCCAAGCGGTTTATTTGCAACGCACACTTCAATTCGCACAGCCACTTGTCGCAGGCGATGAGTTATTTCTTAGCCAGTGGCTATTCGCTCAGATAGTCGATTGGTCGTATCAGAATTATCCCGTAGCGGGTTGGAAGACCCGACTATGTTTACAGCCAGCAGGAGAAGGACAAGACCCAAGCGTGGATGGTATCTACGCTATGGAATGGTACGGACAGCAACCAAGCGAAGAGAACAGCCAAGACACGCCCTATGTCTATGCAACGGTATCAGGCAACGGCTCGCAAGTAATTTATCGGGTTGAGTTTAATCTACCCGAGGACAGCCTGAACCCACCGAGCAACTTCCCACTTGCCAATCATCGGATATTATTAGCCAACTCCACACGGAATGAAGTTGAGTTAAACAACCAAAGCGAGAACTCGATATACCGCAACTTGAAGTATATGAGTTGGGCGTTTGTTGTGTATCGTTCAATCGGTTCGGTTTATCAAGATGATATCTTTTCAATTCGTGGCAAGTTCCCATTCGAGAAAGAAGGAGTTGGCTCAAATGCCGTTGTTTTCAATGTCATTAAAACCTACTTATACACTGCAACGGGTCAGCCATCACAATATCTTTCCACCATTCGCCAAACTAAGATAAGCGTTGACTTTCAATTTGCCGATAACAATGTGACCGGCACACCCCCAACCGATATGTGGGTGTATCTGATTCGCAACGATTCGCAAAATAACCAATTAGATTATTACGAGAACTACGAGTACGACCAAGCCGACTTGACCAACTTGGTGGCAGGTAATTTTATTACGCCCGTAACACCTCCAACTCTCATAAGTGGCAATGACTTTTATGCCGAGTTTGATGTGGCAAACCTAAGGCAGGATTTGACGGGCGTAGAGGACATTTCCAATAATTACCGATTCATATTCATAACGACCTCGGCATTAGACAGACAGAGCAGGTCTTGGATAACCGAGCCGATACAACTAATTAACTACGACGACCAAGACTTAACACTAACGGGAGTTGAAGCCAAGTTCAGAACCGTCGAGCAGGAATACGCAGGCACGGTCGGAACACTCTTAGGTACTTGCGTCAATATGAATTTGGAAACGGTGTTACAAGCCAATTTGCCTTTGTTAGACGCAGAAGTACAAGCCAAGACGGGTAATTTAATTACGACCGCATTCGAAGCGTATCGGGGTGCGACACTAAGCATTTACGAGCAGTCTCCTTTGACTGGTTCGACTTTGTTAAACACGCAGTACTTCGGGGCGAAAGGTCAATTAATTTGCGACAAGGTTACGGACAACGGACTTGACCCAATCGTGAACAATTCGCAAGGGGCAAATATAGATTTGGTCTTTCCATTTACGATTCCCGACAATGTTTATCGCAAGATAGGCAGAGAGGGTCTGTATCAATCGGATGTGACTAACTCGAACTCTTGGTCAACGCTTAGTCTTGCCTCGCTGAGTTGCGTGCAGAATCGTACAAGCGAGCAATGCGATGTGTTGTTTGCTTTGCCGGATATTGCTGGTGCGGACAATCCTGAATACATGGCGTATGTACCTGATACGAATGAGGTTTGGGTGTGTAATTTAGCAAGTCATACAATATCAATCATTGATGTTGCAACGCTTACAATAACAGCCACAATCACACTAACGGCAGGTGATGCTCCTGTTGGTATTGTTTATGTTCCTCAAAAGGGGTGCTATGTAACATTACAGGGTGCAAATTCAACCGTGTTAATTAACATTTACACAAGGGCAATCACTGCAACAATAGCAACGCCAACAACACCAAGACAAATAATTTACGCTCCAAGCATAGACAGACTTTTTGTTTTTTGTTCAAGCGCCAACCTGTACGAAATTGACCCACAAACCAACACAATCACGAACAGCCTAAACACGCTTCAGACGGGCGGTCAAAGTGTTACATATTACGCAGGCAACGATTCGCTTTATACCGTAGCAAATGGCTCAAGCGACTTTGTTGAAACACCTCGCAGTACATGGATTCCAAGCGCACCAATATCCGTTCCTGCACAGCCATTTTCGATATTTGCATCAGCCAATAATTTTTGGATTGCCACGACCAACACGATTGAGGTTTATGACTACACAAACACGCTCATAACCTCATTGCCTTACACAGGATTGGGCGGGCGGTCAATAATCGAAAACGCAGGTATCATTTATGTTGGCGATGCAGGAAACAACCTTGTCAGATTGATTGACAACACCACATTTGTTGAAATTGCAACCTATCCTGCCGTAGCAAATCCAAGACGCTTGTTATTTGGTGGCGGTCATTTGTGGTTATCTCAATTTACTTCTGATTCCGTCCGCCCCTACCTGCTCGACTGCAACGATAGCCTTCCCCCGTTCACGATGGTAAACAGAAACATTAACCTGAATTGGGACTTGGAGTTTGAGTTCTTCGACAACACCGAAATTTATACCATCACGCAGGAATTAAATCGCCCAAGTCCAAGCAAGGTAGCCGACTTCGTGAATGACTTTGTAGATATCATCATTGAGGAATATCCGAATGATGGCACACCAACACCAATTCCAATCGACAACCTCTGCCCAACAACGGGTCAGGTCATTGTAACGGGAAACTTTATCAATCCGCAAAAGGTAATGTCGGTAGGCATCGAATTACAGCCAGTCAGAGGCGGTATGGTTAGTTCCGAATCGTCTGCATCGCCTATATCAATACCAAGCGATTCGCCTTACATTTACGACCTCACACCTGCATACGGCACGACAAGTTCGGTTCAGTTCAAGATTGATACGCCATCTTTGAACTTGACAGGCGATTATGAAATAGTACTTCACTTTATTACACAATAACAATGGGAATCATTAGAAATGTTGATGTTGTCTTAAATCCGGGTAACGGGACAGTCAATGCTGACGATATAATTTGGCAAGTGCCGGTGACGGCTAACTGCGATGTGTTATGCGATGCAATAATTCAGGACGAGATTATTTGCAACCAAGCCGATGCGTGGAATAATAATCTTTGTCCAAACGACTTTTGCTACTCTGCTCCAGTCGTGCCGGGCGATTGCTTGCATTTTCAGTTTCAATTCCAGAACACACGCAACGCAAAGACCACTATCAGTTACCTAACATTCCTGCAACGACCCAACCCGAAAATCAGATACAACTGGTATCACCCAACTATTAATCCAACCGACTGGACGATTCGGGCGAGGATGTTCAATGCTTGTACGAATCAGGAATACACCGACCCATTAACGGGTAATAACTATGCCGATATATTTATGCGTCAGGCAGGCATTTTCTTGAGCCAAGACCGCAAAGCATCGAGTAAGACATTGCCGATTAACTCTTGGTACAGATGGACGCAGAACGCACAAATCTGCATACCCTCAACTTTGCCGGCGAACTTTCCAAGTCAGTTTTATTTTACTTTTGAGGTCAAGAATTTCGCCAACGCATCAAGCACCGTTTACAGCCAACTTTACGAAATAGACACCTGCTCAAATACGGTCTATTTAGAGGGTGCGTACAGCCTCAAAGACTGCTTCGGGTATGATTACTCCATTCCAAAAGATAATATCATAGGCGAGCAGAAATACACGCCATTTGACCAAGTTTTATTCGGAACGGCATTATACAACAACATTTCCAACCAATACCGCAACGCTCACAGATTAAGAGGCACTGCTTCGTATGTTGGTCGTATGATTGAAAAGGATATTCCAGAACGCCAATGCTTATCAATCAAGACCAGCATCAAGGAGCAGTACAGCGTTAAGTTGAAGCCGATACCGCCTTATGTTGCCGAGATTGTGAATAACAACTTATCTGGCAAGGTGGCGTATCTGTCGGGCGTGCCGGGTAAAGGGGCAATCGAAGTACAACCGAATGGCGGTGCGGAAAAAGCAAACGACATCAGCAATATGTGGGTAGTTGATTTAACGCTGAACGGGTGCGAATGTTTGGATTATCACCAATGTTAATTATCTTTGTGCCGTTGTCATTTATTAAGGTTTAAGTGGGATGCAGGAGGGGTGATGTCCTCCTGCATTTTTTTTATTTATGAACAATTCAGAATTAAGACGCTCAGTCCAAGAAGCACTCGTTCAAGTCGAAAAAACCTTGCTCAAAAAGAATGAGGAATACGCAACCGATAACGATGTGTTCAGGAATTTCCGTACCGGCATATCACTCCAATCCAAACCGCAGGCAGTCGCTTGGGAATACATGACCAAACACCTGCAATGGATTAAAGACGCCATCCAGACCGACCACAAGCCGACCCATGCCGAACTGGATGAGAAGTTTATTGATGCGATAAACTACCTGCTTATCATTCGGGCGATGTATCAGGATAGGTCGTAATTTTTTTATTTGCAAATTTATTTTTATCTTTGTACAACCTCTCCCAGAGGGTAGGCAGTTTGCCATATTTCGGGAACATAAAAATCGTTCTCACTAAAAAACAATCAATATGCCATTAACTTGCACCGGATGCTCAGTTAGCGTCCCTACCCTCTCCGCTTCATGCGGTAAAAACAAGAAGCAAGGCGGTCTGCCATACCTTGCAATCGTAGCGTGTGACTACACCTTTACCAATCCAACCGACCCAGCAGAATGGGCAACTGCAATCACCAACAACAACGCTCGTGTTGTTAAAGGTCTGCTCGGCTCTTTGGCTGACCCATCCAACACAACCAAGCGTATTGGCTCATGCGACCCAGAAACTTTGTTAGGTCGGGTCTGGACGCTTAACTTCCAAGACTACAACTTCACCGAAACAGGCAGTCCGCTTGTATTTGAGAAAGAAGCGTTCTACAATGATATTCAAGCCGACCCAAGTAAGTACTATTTATACTTTGGTTCTTGCGATGGCAGAATGTGGTTAGTTTCCGACTTCACATTAATGATGAATGTAATCGTTCCCGATAACAACCAAGATGCAAGATACATGAATGTTCAAGTCATGTATCAAGGATTGACAATGGGAACTCAATATGTTTTCGATTTAGGTACAGTCTAATTCACCCCGTAAATCATGGCATACGAGCCTATTGATACGGGTTTCGGGTTCTACTTTGACCCCGAGGAACGACCTGATGCGTACCTGCGCTGGGCAGAGCAGTATTACTCGATGATTGTCCATACACAAGGACACAATCCGGGTAAACTGCTCTACCTACAACGCCCGAACGAAGCCGATGATATCTACCGTTACCGTCTGGCTAATTTCGAGGCAATTACAAAGGGGGCAATAAGTCGGGCAAAAAACGAGGTGTTCAGTCCTATCGGGTCTGCCAAGTTCTCATACAAGATGGACGAGGACACCGAGGAATACATTGAACGCCCTGTTTTCGGCATGTCCGAGGGTTACGGTACTGGATATGACTATTGGCAGTACATATTCAAGATTGCCTGCGAGCGAATCATTGACGACCCGAACGGCTACCTGACTTGGATGCCATTTGGCGAGGGACTGACCGACCCGACACAAAAGGTTGAGTTATATCCATATCAGATTTATTCGGTCTGCATAACCCGACTGACAAAGGACAGAATCACCTTTTACAAACCTGAGGAACGCTTTTATCTGAATTCAGGCACAACAGGTCGGATATTTTACACAATTGACAGGGAGGCTTATTATCGCCACTACGAAATCGAACTGCCAGATGATAAGACTACATTCGGCACGGACTTAATTTATCGTCACAACTTGGGCGAAATTCCTATCGTGTTAAATGGCGGATTTCGTAAGTCGGCAATCGGTCAATTCGACTACAAGACACGCAAAGCCGTATGGGGCGAATCAACTTATATGGGTTGGTCACCTTACTCGTTTACAAGCGGGTCGGCATTGTTGCAGAATACCTATCTGCCTCAATTTATCGACTATCTCGAATCGTTCTTTGTCGGGTTCGTTGGATATGCAAACGAAGCACTAAAGACCTTTGACGATTGGAAAGGTGCGAGGGTAATGACTTCCAACCCGATTCGAGTTGAGAAGCAGATGCCTTGTACTGCCGAGGGGTGCAATAATGGTTATGTCTGGGGGCATGATAGCGAGGGGAATGACTCAAGACGAGCATGTAATACCTGCAACGGTTCAGGCGTAATGGTTCGCAGTCCGTATGGCATTTATCAGGTCAAAGTACCCGATAGCACAACGCTCGAAAACCAGACGCTTGTAGATGACCCCGTGTCGTATGTATCGCCTCCCGTGGATGGCTTGGAGTACATGCAGAAAGCGTGGGAGACGCTGATACACAAAGCCGAGTTGGAATTGTATCAACTATTCACCGACTCGGCTCAATCTGGTGAGGCTAAGAAGGTAGACAGAGAGGGCAAGTATGCAATGATTATGGCTATGTCAAATCACATCTTTGACCATATCATCTACAACCACCTGAACTTCCTGATTCGGTTAAGAAACATCGTTGACCCAATGCCACCGATAATCGTCAAGCCGACATCGTTTGCAATTCGTGACGAGGGAATGATTATCGAGGAGTTGAAGCAGTTAAACGAAGCCGATGCACCGATACCAGTCAAAGTTAAAGCACAGAAAGACCTGATGAAAAAACGCTTCTCGGGCAAAGCCGAGGCGAGTGAAGTCATTGAGTTGATGGTGCAGTTTGACCCGTTATATGGGCAATCTATGGAAGACATTGAGCGTATGCAACGAATGGGTGCGATTGATACAAGGTCGGTTCAAAAGCATGCGTATTGTTACCATGTTTTGGAAAGGGTTATGGAGAAAGTGGACGAGGTTGAATACGACATGGAAGAGCCTGAGATTCTCGTATTGATGGAGACCGAGTTCAATACTATCGTTCCTCCACCTGCCACGCAGATTCAGATTCCAGTATTTGAATAATGGCGAAGCGTTCACCCGAAGATGAAATCGACCTGCTCATTGATAACTTGGTTGATAATGCCCGTAAAGGGGCAGACGATGCCACTCAGCGCATCATTAAGTTATTGGACAAGTACTTGGACGGCTTCCAACTATCTGACGGAAGTTTCGTACTATCAGAACAGAACAGCCGACTTCTCACTGGTCTGGACAGCGAGATTGCCAAAGCAATCAACGCAAGTACCTACCCATCCAGCGTGTCCGAAATCGTCCGAAGCCTGCCCGAAATTGAACGATTGAGCGAGATGGTACTGCGTCAATACAATACCAACTTTGCATTTGATTTCGACCGCTTGGGCGTATCTCAATTACGCCTGATGCAGACCGAAACAATCGTTCAGAACATGACCGGCACGGGTTTGACTGCCGAGATACGCCAACCGATTCGTGACGCTATTAATCGAAATGTGTTTGCAGGTGCGAAAGTAACCGATACCAAAGCAAGACTGCGTGATTTCTTATTAGCCTCCGAATCGGATAAATTCAACCGCATGGCTCGTTATGCGAATGTCTGGGCTCAGGACGGTATTATGCAATATGACGGCATGATTTATGACCGATTCCGCACCGAGTACGCACCAAACAGCATCAGGTACATAGGCAGTCTTATTGGCGATAGTCGTCCGCAGTGCGTGAGATGGATAACGAAGTACAATGGTAAAATTCCAATGAGTAAGTTACAAAGTGAAATAAATTGGGCGTACAATTCAGGTTCAGGAATGAACCTTGCCACGACCAAAGAAACATTCTGCACATATCGTGGTGGCTACAACTGCCGACACAAAGCAATTCCCGTATTTGAAAGTGAGGGCGAAGACAATGGGTGACAATCACGGGCAATCGGAATCAATCGGGGGAATTGTATCCTCCATATTGGGGTATATTATGGCACATTTTTTTTCTGTTGATGCTATTTTTTTTAAGGTAGTTATTGCACCTGCAATCGGTGCGACTATCGGTTTTTTCGTAGTAAGATTTTGGAAAAAACTTTTCGACAAAAATGAAAAATCAAATCAAACAAATGAATAAACACGACTGGATTATTATCCTCTTCTCGATGCTGATTGCTACGGCAACAGCCAACGCTCAGGACACGGTGTATATCGCCAATTCTGGAAGTAATGTAACTATCACCTACAAAGGCTCGGTCAAGTCCGTACCTCGTAGTTTGATTAGTGCCAATAAGATTGTCAGTCCTATTCTGCCGACACAAGTATCAATCTTTAACGGGGCGTCACAAGTTGATTCTTGGACATTTAACTTCTATCGATTTAAGGTAAACGCAACTGCCATAACCAATGTCGATAGTTTTGTCCCTGCTATAAACAACCTGAACACTGCTATGGTTGTATCGTACAAATTGCTCAGAGATATTCAAATCGTTTCGGCTTTACCTGCTAATCCTGACCCAACCGTTACATACTTAGTCGGGGCGCAGACGACCATAAGCATAACAGGGTTAAACGGCAACACAGATGGGTATTATCGCATTCAAGGCACAACGATTAACGCAGGTAGTGCCGATACGCACACAATGCGGTTCAATACAATCAATACCAATGTGTATGATAGCCGTTATTCGTATGTAGGTGCTGCATCAAGCACGGGGTCGAACTTGCAAACTCATATCTTTATTGCACCAAATAACGGGGCGAATTCGCTGACTATGTTTGACATAAACATCGACCCAACAACTGGCAAGAATCGAACCGTTCAGGGCGTGGCGAATGTGTTTGGTGCGAATCAAATCACCGCACCATTATACCCGACCTTTGGCGGTTTATGGCGTGACAATTCAACTAACATCACAAGCATTCAACTTGGTTATGCTTCAATATCTAACGGGTATGCCGTTGGTACAAGAATTAGAGTTTATAGTTTACAGCAATGATAGAAATAGGCAAATATTACCAGATTCAGACCCCGCAGGGTGAAAGGACTGCCAAAGCAATGCAATTAATCATGGAGGGTGTTTATGGCGTTTATTCGCCGAGCGATTACGCCGTTCCCGAGGATAATCAAGGCACAATCATTCCAGAGGGTTCGCCCGAATCTACGCCACAAGAGGCTGAATTATGGAATGAGTGGTATTCTAATAATTCGTAAATTTGTAACAATTTAAAACAACTATACAATGAAAAAAGCAATCTTCCTTTCAATCAGTTTGACGCTGTTCGCCTTCATCGGTTTGAGCGGTCAGACCAAAGACACTTTGACCGTGTCTCAAAGCAGTTCTACTGGCGTCATTACACTTCGCAGTCAGAAGTCTGGCAATCTCGTTATCAATCCATTCGAGTATAATGGATTTGGAAACATCGAAGCAGTTTATTCAACTGCCAATGCCGACACAATGGTATTTCTTCGCAATGTGAAAACTCAGACCGTCATCACCCGTTACCGCAAGACTGCGTTTTATTTCGCAACTTATGGTATTACTGCAATGACTGCAACTTGGTTGAATGCGACTTATTTCAATCCTCCAAACTTGCGTCAGTTAAATGTAACCAGTGCCGTTAGAGATAGCCTCGTGTCTTGGGGTCTTGCACCAGTTGGAACAATTATATTCAATACCACTATCGATAGTCCGCAAGTACGCAGGACTTCCGCTTGGCGTTCATTCTAATCCAAAATAAATAGTCATGCAAAAGTTAAACGAAAAACAAGTATTGGTGCAGAACACCAAAACAGGCAAGCAGGTAATCTTGTCCAAGCATTTCTTTGAGCGTCAAAAGGCACTCAAGAAAAACGGGTTCAGCGACTTTGAAATCGTGCCGAGCGTGTCCGCACCGACTGAGAAGCCTAAGAAATCCAAAGAAGTAACCGAGTAAAACCAAACCAAGTCAGCAACTATTATGAGTAAAGCAATCGAATTTCTAAAACTTATGGGAGTACCAGAAGATGTGGTTACTTCAATCGAATCTGCCGATGACCAAACAGACCTTTCCGGCTTTGTCGAATCGACCGAGACACACTTCACCAACTATTACAAAGAGCGTGTTAAGGACGAGATACACAAGGCTGGAAAGGGTTCGGCTTATGCCGAGGCAAAGAACTTTGTTAAGAAGCAATTCGGATTAACCGAAGCGGAAATTAAAGAACTCGACTTTCAAGGCGTGTTGAAATTAGTCAATGACCGCATCAGCGAGAAGTCAGGCAACAAAGAAGTATTAGAGCAACTGAACAACGCCAAGCAGACGATTATCGACTATGAAAACAAGGTCAAGGAGTTTGAGGAGAGCGTAATTCCCTCGATTAAAAGCGAATCGGAAAACGCCATTCGTACATTCAAAGTCAATCAGGCAATTCAATCCGAGGTGAGCAAACATCCTTTGATTGGTGCGAGTCAGTATGTAGTTCCCGGCTTCACATCCGACTTCAACAAGAAGTACAAAGTCGATGTAGATGATTCAGGGAATGCCGTTGTAACCGATTTGAACGGGGCAAAGGTGTACGACAAGAATAAGAAAGAATTGACCTTGTCTGAACTTATCGTTTTGGAGGGTAAAGAAGCCAAGATTTTCAAAGAGTCTAATGGCGACCCACAGCCACCGAAGCCGGGCAATCCAACGCCTCCAACGCCTGCACCTGCCCCTGCAAAGAATCAGGTAAGCAAGTGGCAACAAGAGCAGGCAGAGCGAGTCGCTCAGATGAAACAGCGTGCCGGGCTTGCTGGCTAAAATTGATTCTATTCATCTGCAACGAACCCGGCTTATGTCGGGTTTTTTTGTTGTTTCTTGAAACTTAAAAGCATAAAATTCGTACATAAAGTATGGAAAATAATAAATATAAAGGATGGAATGTATTTGAAGTTTTGCCAAAAGGATGGAAGATTGACAATCATACTGGCTCTCCTCTTTTTGGTTATGACTTTTGTACTGATGGCAAAAGTATTTTGAATGGCGGTCAGCGTGCATTAGTTAGGTCAATTCGTAAAGGTACTCCTCGAATTGAGTTTGTAAAACCTATAAAACAAACGCCCATAGTTACAAAAACAGAGGAAAACGATGATTTTGTTTTTCCATCTAAAACCGTAAATACTTTAGCCAGATTAAGATTTCAAAAACAACTATTAAAAGAAATTCAGTTTGATTTAATGGTATGCGAAATAGAGGGATGGGACAAAAAAGAATACATTAACGAATTGAAAAAACTTATTAATAGCATAGGTATAAAAAACAAAACAAAGCACAAACAAATAGAGCCTAGTTTATTTGATTCCAACCCGACCTAACAAGTCGGGTTTTTTGTTTTATCGAATATTTTTTTTATCTTTGTCATGTCCGATGCCAATCGGACTTAGGTGGCGACCTTCCGCATTAGGGTTATACCCTCGAACCCATAAATGACGAGGTATTTCAAACGCAAATTTTACTTTCATTTTATCATGTCATTTTCCGCAATTTGCCCGGCTATTAACGAGCAACTTTTGAACTTGGCTAACGAGCATACACCTGCCCTGAAATCTTCTCAGGTTGGTACGCTCCGTGCCGTTAGCGACCAATACAATCGCTACAATGTGAACATCGTTCCATTGAATCGCCAGAATGGTCAAATCAAAACCGTTCAGGTTATGTATCAGAAGCGTTCAACTATCAACGAGGTAACTTCCACAGTTGATTCTTGTTTGAACGGACCATTTGATGAGAGCGATAACTTCGCTGAGAACATCACTATTGGCTTCCAAGCAGGACAGCAATTCAAGTACACCGAAGAGAACATTCGTGAACTCTGCGAAGGTCGCAATTCTTGGGTGACTAAAGACATTGCTAATCGTCTTGATGCTATGCGTCAGTATATCAACAACGACATCATCACTGAGATGATTGCCAACGCTGGTAACTACGCAGGCGGTGTCAATTCAGGTACTACTCCTGCTGCATTGAACCTGCTCGATCCTATCGCTACTGGCGGTATCACCGTAGGCAACTACATCGGTGAGGCTACAATGTTGAACGCATTGAGTGACGCCCGTGTATCTGGTTTGCCAATGGCTATCGGTAACGGTGACCTCCGCACTTACACCAAAATGCAGAAAATCGGATGTTGCAATAACGGTGGTATCGATATGGCTTCTGCTGGGCAGTTTGCTTATTTCGAGGACGACCAGTTGACAACCGCTCTTGCTAACAACAACTTCTATGTGTTAGAGGCTGGTGCATTGCAGTTCATTCCAGTTCCTTTCTACCTTGGCGAATACGAAACTTTGACCGAAACTGAAACTCGCTCAACTATCGTTGACCCCTTGATTCCCGGATTGGTTTATGACTTCAAAATCTACAAGCCACAAGGTTGTGACGAGTGGAACGCTCAACTGTCACTTCACTACGCTATCTCTGCCCTTTACAACAACAACTACCGTTCAGGTGACCCATTGTTGGGTGTAAATGGTATCTTCCAATTTAACGCTGCGACCTAATCGCTGTGGTTCTTAATTGGACAGACAAAACGGTAAACATCCGGGTGGCT